CCAATGTAAACTTATAAATATATTTAATTAAAAGGATTAATTATAGAGATAATTTTAGATATTAAGATCATAATCTATTTATAGTATTGCCTTTACGTGTGATAAATTATTTATATTACAACTATGGTTGAATTAATCTCAGGATATAGTGGCTGTCTAATATTACTTAAATAAGAATCCTGATCTTCCTTCACTAAATTCTAGTTCATCTAAGAATTCTTCTAGTTTAGACTCTTTTTTTATTTCTTTTTTAATTAAGAATTCTGTCTTAGTTTTAAACCTAGCAAACATGGAACCCCAAGGCTCTCTCTCAATATCAGGTAGACTACTAATAAATCTTAAAACTTTAGGCCAGTTTATTTCGCCAGATGCAGGATTTGACATAAAAGCAACAGGTATCTTAAATAAATGGAAATGGCTGTCCATGCCCTGTGAAATCATGGCTATATGAAATGCATTTTTAATTAAAGTCGACCATTCATTTGTTTCTAAAAGATCTATAATAGAGCATAAGGCATTGATTATTCCTAAATTTTTTGCAGAGTAGAAGCCATCTGTTGTGAAATCAAAGACATCTTCTATTTCTTCTTTGCCCTTATTTATCATCTTAATAATTGCATTTTTATATGTCATATTTCTTTCCCCTTTTTTATTATATTGTATAGTAAAGATTGGGATAGACTCTATCTCTTCTGAAACTGTTAAATCCATGACTTCATTTGATAAGAATATTAATTCTCCTTCAACAGATCCATTACAGTGTAATATTCTACAAAATGGTAATATGCTGTTTTTACAAATATTGTCAAAATCTAAATTCAATAACTCCTGTGTTCTCATTAATATTGTTAAGTTTAAAATACCAGCCATTATATATGGACCATCAAAAAACATCATTTTAGACATATGTGCTTTTTTAATAGTGGCGTACTCTTCAGGTTTAATTAATAATCTTGCCATTGAATAATTTGTCATATTTAATGGATCTATATCTTGTATTGAAATTATTACTTCTTCTTCTCTAATTGTGGGTATTATGGGACATACTGGGATCAATCTGTTGTGCTTCTTCCCTCTTAACTGTTCTCCTTCTAAATTTCTCTGCCTTATGTGATCGATAGTAGATATTTGATAATTATATTTATGGGCCCTTTTCCTTTGATATGTGATATAATAGTTTATCTTTTCATCAATTAGCACTTCTTCCATATACTCAAATTTCAAACCATGCCTTGAATTTAGTAATCTATTCCCTGCATGAAATATAGTGCTAGGATGAAAATTCTGAACAATTAATTCTGCTATATCTAAATGTTTATCACTACCCATAATTCTAATGGATCTCATATAGCCAGTTATAGTAAGATCTATAACACCTGAGTTGAGACTTCTATTTGTCTGCCAATTATTCCATGCTATTCTTTCATCAGTTTTCAATGCATCATATTTACTCAGATCAGCTTGTGTTAGCTCATTCATTCTATATAACAATGGTAGAAAATTTAACCTCATGGTTGTACTAAGTATTATTCTGAACAGGTCTGATACTAGGATATTTTTATATTTATAAGATTCAACAATCTGATGAAGAAAAGCAACTCTTGATGTGGCCTCAACAAAGTAATCTGCAAAATGTACTAAGGCACGAAAGCATTCACTTGCTATGATTTGATCATTTGTTGAGTGTTGGAGGACTTGTCCTTTAAGATTTCCAGCAATTATATGCTTCATGTAATGCATAGTAAACCATTCTTTATCTGACAATGTATTTCCTTGGATTAGTGTGCAAACATCTAATGAAGTATATGATTTCAAAGGTAATATAAATATTTTTACCTTATGCTCAGTTGATTTTATATAATCATAACATACTTGATAAAATTTTGTTAGTTCCCTTAAATGATGTATCTTTTTTTCAACTTCTGTTAAATTATCTGGTATTGAAGTAATTCTTTCTTCAAACTTATCTTTTATTTTAGTTTCTTTAATAAATTCCTCCAGGTGGTATAGATCTTTTTGTAATTCTAACTGCTCTGCTCCAGGGACATCAACATTTCCCTTTGTGTATGCACGTAATACCAATGCAGGTGAATGGTGTATCAGTTTCATGTTTCTAAATTCTGGCATTTGGCATGCTGATAATCCCACTCTTGGCTGAGGGCTTCCTTTCATACAGAGGATTGATGTATTTGCAGCAGTAACCATCAATGGGTCATTTAATATACAATGCCTATATATGATTGTTATATCTTCCAATGTTATTTTTAATGAATTTAAATCTTTTAGTAACTGTCTATAAGCTTGTGGAAATGTTAATCTACCTATTGGTACAGCTTCCTCAAGTATCATGTCAGTTTCTGCTAAGCTAGTTAGCTTTTCAAATATACTACTATAATCAATAATAGGTTTGTGAGAAAAGAGGATTTGCTCTATAAATAACTGCGCTGGACTTTGAATAGATAGGCTTTCTTTAAATCTCTTAGAGTTATATCTATATAGTATCCCATTCATATATTCTTCCTTTTTCTCTCCTTTGGTTACCAGGAGTTCTGGATTATTGATCATATATTCTAAATTTTGAATATGGTCTCTCGTATTCATAGATTCTTTGAAATCCATATATGATATTAGTTTATTTAATGCTCCTAAGGTTGTAAATTTCCTTGGTGTCAATAATGATCTACTCCTCATATCACTCGTTTCTCCAAAATTTGAGTCAGATGATATTTCTGTATCTAGTGATAAATATCTTAATAATTTTAATTTCAAGAGTTCTATATCTGAAAAATTGGCATCTTGTATGTATTGAACTTGTGTTTGGATGTCTTCTCTCTGTTTATCCAATGGGATTATCTTCTTTAAGAGTCTTATTAGGAACCATAAATTACCTGACTCTAATCCTACAAGTGCAATTAAGTACAATGGTGCATTTAGAAAACCATTTAATTCCACAGGTATATCAAATCTGTTTGTTGTTGGTAAGCATCCTATGGGGGAATTGACTTGATCCTCAAGCATGTTATATGTCATATGTGTTATCCAATGGCTACAAGATATTGCAAGCCAAGCATAACTAGGTGGACAACCATGCTTTAAACTCTGTTGTGCTGCTGACAACCTACTTGCAAGATATTCATACGGCCCTATGTAAGCACAATCCCCAACACTTGGTAACAAAAATCTCCCATATACAGACATTGGTTCACCATGTATATTAAAAAGAGAGACAAATTCTTTTATATTATGTGTCATATATGTCTTTTTCATATTGGCCTGACACCCAAATGTTAGACAAACAATCTCAAACTTCTCCAGTGCATGTTGTATTAATATATTTTCTGGTAATTTATTTTGTATATATGTTACAGATGTTTGATTGTCGTCAGAGTGTACCATAGAATTCACCATCACATCACCATCCAATAAAGCTGCTACTCTTTTTATAATATCCTTATATACAGACATAGCACATGTGTGCACATAACTAGATAGATAATTAAAATTACCTTGAAGCCAATTCCTCTTGATCTTGATGTAATTCTGTCTAAAGAACTCTGTCCCTTCTAAGATAATGTCATCATTATAGGTCTTTTTTTGATCCAAGACATTGCCTATCAACTCATCTGGCAGTATCAAGTTTTTTTCAAGATAATTACACATGAAAAAGAGTATCCTTTTTTTCTCTTTAGGGTACAAAATTGGATCCATAGCTATTAGCCAAAAATACTTATAAAAAACATCTTGTGCACTCCATTTAGACATGTCTGCATTTATTTCCATTTTTAAGGCCCGAGATGGATCAGCTTTTGCAAATCTGTCTTTTGTTTTTTCAACTATAAATCTCAGCTCTTGCTCTGCTTTTTGCTCTAGTACTTTCAATTTGGCATCTCCTGGCTCACTTATCATCTCATCAGAATTTAATTTACATCTTTCCTTTGATATTCGTTCTACAACATACATACACATTTTAGCTTCAAACTCCCCTACAAATATCTCCCTGTCCTTTGCTGTTTTTTGTCCCTTGTTAAAAAAAGTGAAATTAAACTCTCGGTGATTTCGCATTGTGGCCATAGCATGCTCTATAAATGGTGTGTCATCTAGCTTTTCAAGCTTAAGGAGTTCATAAAGCCTATCAAAAACTTTAGTAGATAAACAATCCTTATAATCTGGTATGGTTTCAATTATTTTATCATACCTAACATGAGCTGCTTCCAAATCTTTGGTTTCATCATCTATGAATAATGGATTTGACACTCTATACTTTTTCTCTGCCATTTGTACGTTTTTTATATTCTTTTTCAATTGAGCTGTCTTTAATTCTTTAAAATTGCCTATTTTGATACATGATTTAGAGCTTGTAAATGTACTAATAGTTGTTATGCTTCTCTTAAAGTTATTCCTATTTTCAACTCTATTTCTTAAATGATTATGTCTAGAAGTGTCTAATATGAGATTATTTGCTATGGAATAGATTAAAATTGATAAATTTACATGTTCCTTCCTTGGCTTTACTGACCATATCTCTTGAGATATCTTCCTTTGCTCTAATTCTATTTCTATAACTGTCTTAGCTAGGTCAATCATTACATGGTGCTTTTCATGCAACCCCTTAGCATTAAAATAGAATGGTAGATAGATTTGTGAGATATATTCTTTTAAGTTCACTAATCCTGGAAACCAAATAGACTCTAAGTCCCTTTCATCCCCTGCTCCTTTCTGTGTTATATCATAATCTGATAGAAATATATTTCTCAACTGTATCTTTTTTGATTGCAAATTTGCTGTACTACAGCCTTTCTTTATAAGGTGTGTCATGTAAACACTGAAAAGTGTCTTTGTGTATGGTGAAAATTTCTCTGCAATGTAATCTCTTACATGGCTTGATATAGCAAGTGAATTCATTATCATATATCTTGATGGCTCTGTAAGTGACAACATACTTTTAGTTATAGATAAACTAGTATAAAAAGTAAAATTGAGTACGTCATATAAATTTATTGACTTATTATTATTATACATTAAAATTGCACTTAATATAAACAATCCTGGTGAAGATACAATTCTTTGACACCGTTCCTTATCTAGTCTAATTGCTTTGGATATGGAAATGTACCCACCTGTAGACATTTTTAATGTTGAATATAAGGACCCAGCATCGAACAAATTATCCTTGTTTTTATGTATGCAAATAGTTGAAAACACAACAGTTGCTCTTTTTGTTTTTATATCAGAAGAAGGGAAAACTAATGCATAATCAGAATCATTTGCCCACTTTGCCACACCAAAAGTGTTGTGTCTATTATATTGCAAGATTGACAATATATTTCTCATCAAGACAGATATATCATTTATGCACCTCCAATAATTGGTGTCCTTTATTATATCCCATGTTTCCATTGTCTCACCATTTGACTCCATTATTTGACCACGGTAGCTCTCTATAATAGGGTGATCAACAAGGAAATTAGATTTTGTTTGTAAATACTTTTGGTTTCTATTCACCATAAATAGTGATGCATCAATTATCCCTTGATTATTAAAATCCAATATTCTAGGCTTATCACAATTGACATCATCTGCGGTTTTTTTATTAAATCGCTTGTGTCCACCTATCCCTAGGAATTGCTGAAAGAATTTTTGCCTTTCATTTGCTTTAAACAATTCACTAGGTAAAACAAATTGTTGTTCCCAGATAACTAATGCATTCCCTATTTTCACAGGCTCTAATTTTTTGTTCTCAATTTTCTTAGATGTAGATCTAGCAAGCATTTTCCTCTCCATGCACAATGTTTCATACTTACCAACTTGGCCATCAATGTCCATTGAAAGGCCTATTGCCTTTAATGTATCTGTAATTGTTGACGGTTCTTTAATAGACTGTAGAGAATTGGATAAGAATATCAGCTTTGAAGTTTGTGTATTCAATTTCCTATTTAATGCCTCTGTCCAGAGAAAATGCACAGAAGGTTTTTGTTTTGATACGTTGTTGGTCATTTCTCTCTCATTAGAGACTCTTTTAGTCATAATTTCCCACCCTATGTTAATCTCTTTTTGATCTGGTCTTTCATAATTGCCATCCATGTCAAATATATCAATAGCATTTTTCTTTATAAAATATTCATAATCATCTTTCATTGCATCTTTTATCTTATGCAGTTGACTATTCCATCTTTCAGATGAATAAGCACTAAAGTCTAAAGTTTCAAAGAATAAGTTTTGTATTGGCATTGCCATAGAGTTTATAAAGAAATTAAATTCTGGGTGCATGAGTAGCTCAGGAGTATCTTCATGGCACCATGGTGCTGTTAGTGTGAAGTCACCATGTGCTACTTTAAGCATAAACTCCTCATTGTCAGCAAACTTTTGATATAACATGGTTTTCAGTTCAAAAAATCTAGAAAAATCAAGATCTAATGGTATATTAGGATAGGCCCTTATAAATGACTCTCCAATCAAATGTAGTTGGTTGGTTACAGGGTTCACTCGCACTATGGCAACCTCATAATTGATAGGAAGTTGTTCTCTGACTTTTTCCATGCATTTACTATATTTTTCTAATGTTATTTCTGTACTCTCTGATCCTACTGAGACTTTATAGTCAATTATTATAATTCTCCCCTCTATCACAACAAAGTTGTCAGGAGTGATATTAGGGATATCTATAGTGGTTGGGTCAAACCCAGGTATACTTTCCAATAATATGTCAATTAAGGGGACATCATTTCTGTATTGTATGCCAATTGCCACACATAATTGCCTGCCAAAGTAGTTATGCCTTTCTATCATTAAATCCACATCTATATCTTTAGCAATAGATGGGTCTCTGACAGCATTTATCCTAGCTAAATACTGATCATATTTTGCATCGTCCATTTCTTTTTAGTTTTATTTGG